ATCTGGTCCTGTACCATAAGTCAGATCTCTCGCATAATTATGTAGAGGCCAATGTAACTCTAGCAGACCTAATGTAACCACGTCACTAGAAACCACTTTTCCAGATTCAATATTTTCCAATTCTATTAGTCGTGATTTTATTTCACTTGTGGTTTCCGATGAAATAGAGGTCTCAGGAGTCCATGCGTCATTATACCCTTCTCCAACTGGAAAATGTCTAAATATACGAACGAATCCCCCACCTAATTGGGAATCAGTTGGGGTCCCATCCCCATAGGGTGGCGTCCGCGCTCCGTATGGATATTCATCAGCACGGACGATCTGGTCATACGGTGTATCGTATGCGCTAAAATAGGTCAAATCTGGGGGACCAGAATATATACCCAATACTTCACCAATTTCTATACAACACGCCACCAACCCATGGTTCAACCAATTGATTGGTACAGATTTTTCATTTTGTGTACCTATATCTGTGAATGGGTTATCACTCCCCCCATATACATTCTCCAACTGGTAGTTGTAAACATCATTTAACATATTCGGACCCGTTTTTTCAATCGAAAATGATGCATATGAAGTCGTTTCTGGGTAAACTTTATCCATTATATTCAAGATGAATGTACCCATATAAGGATTGATCAATGTAGCATTTTTTGAGAATTCTTTATCACCAGTGATAATGCGCATAGCTACAGAGCCACTTGCTAAGCCTGGTAATGAATGAAAAAACGTTTTACTCATATCTGAGTAGGTAAAGTGTTCAGGAATGACGCGGGTTCCCGAATACCAATCCGATACATCATACGTACGGGCTCCATTATCTTTAAAAAAATCTAGAATTGACCACGATGGTTTAATATAGGTTTCCGAATATGGGTAATAATCACGGGTTGTATGTTTCTTATTATATTTATGGATACCCAAACCATTTTGTCCCAATTTCGCATTTGTCATGTTCGCACCCGGATTATCGTACCATGGAACCCCACTATACTTGAAATATGAATAACTTGTTCTGTTCCAACCTTTAATTAACTCTAGGAAGATTACATTTTTATTAGGTATCCAGCTTTGATCATAATATGTAGGAAATGGAAAATTGACTGATTCTTCTCTATAAATATCAGAAGTTTTAGAAAATAGTATATCCTTAAGATCTCTAAACTTTATTTCAACCTCAACTTCTTGTTTCGTGATCGCACACAGTGGTAAAGTCAACTCCGTTGTATTATAAAAATAAAATGGTAGATCAATCTGAAAATCGAATTGTTTTTGTGTATTCTTTGTAGAAAATGTCTTTCTACAACCATACCAACTAGAAAATACAGATGACGGGATTAGTCCAGTGATATTTTCAATACCTTCTTGTTGCCTAGAGTTATTAAAATACGTTTTGTTTATAGTAATATAATTAGAATCTAGACGTTCAATGACTGTACCACCTATGATAAGGTCCGCATACTCGATGACAGCTATACCAGCTCCATCCTGATAATATAAATTCCATTCATTCGGGATGTCATCCGCTTTGATAGTCAGTGTTATAGATTTAAGTAGATCACCTACATTTTGAGGTATAGTAAACTTAATCGTTTTACCAAATCCAATACTTTCTCTTGTAGGGTTTATATCTGTAGAATTAATTGAGAAATTCGGGCGTTTGGTTACTTGTTTATGGAATAATGTACCCTCGGGATTTAGTGATAGATATTTATCATTTTCACCATACGTTACAACATCTAACCTACCGGCCATTAATATATTAGAACATTAATATTTTAAGCCACATAACCCATCATTGAATACAAGAATGTTATAGTTTACTGCGTACAGATATAATTTAGATTTATATAGATCGTTCCACACAGTGTAAATTGAATTGGGATCAGGTGCTTTAAACTTAAATGTGAAAGTTTGATGTACTATACGACTCATGTTTAGATGTCCAGTTGGTTCATGTGTATTGGGATCTATACACAGTGGATATACATAAAATAAACCATTTTTAACCTTGAAAGTCTTAAACCAACCTAACGTAGTCGTCGATGAAAACGCCGGGTTCGATGGCGTGCCAGGTAATCTACGAACTGCTTCAAATGATAGCATATCATTTATTGGAATAAACGTTTCGTTATAACGATTAGAGGACCTATGCCATATCAATTTTTCCTCTACTATATCACTTGGTGATTTATATTTATTTAAGAATTGATGCGACGACAAGTCATTGTGATTACCACTAAATAATACTACATTATTGATTTTCATATTTGCGGAAACAAGTTCTTCATTTATATTAGATCGATTTGTGAATTTTTCCCATGCATCATGTTTAAGAAAAAACATAAACTCGCGTACAGGGTTCTTGAAGTTACACATAAAAGAATGTTCCTTATCAATATCTGTTGATTCTATAATTTTACTTGATAATTGTGTTTGTGTTATGATATATTCCATTGGTCGTGATTTAAAGAATGTCTTTTCTTCTTCCATTAGGTGATGATAATCAACATTAAGTGAAATCCTGTCAATCTTGAGATTTTGGGAATAGTCTACCGGCATATATGCAGTTTTAAAAACTACGGGTTCCTTCATTTTTATACGTACTTCTAAAGATTGTTTATACATCGCACACACCGGTAATGCGAGATGTGGATGTTTATAAAAATAGAATGGTAGATCTAAATAGAGTGGTATATTTCGTGAAAAATGTGAATTTACATTATAGGAATCCCTCGATAGAATGTTTAAATCGTCTGTTTCAACTGATCTCAACTTGAGATACATGGATATATAATCGGTTGTCAATCGATCTATGTGCTGACTTCCGATATAAAGGTCTATATATTCGATATTTGCTTTTATAAATGAATCATGTACATTTGATGTTATATCGTTATTCACAAATATTTTCAGTGTCATATTTGATATCATATCACCGGATGATGTTGATACCGGGCATGAAAGTTCTTGCCCCCTTACTGGACCACCATTAAACGGCATTTCAAGTGTTTGTGTAGTAAACTTCGTATATCTAGAAAAACGTGTCAAAAAATATGACATTTGTGGATTACCTGTTAAATACATGTCCTGTAGACCGGTAACAACTGTATCAAATCTACCAGCCATCCTTATAAAGTATGAAGTTTAATTTTTTAACTGACTTAGACAAAACAATGTATGAATATATAAGTATGGATGATTTGTTGGAAGTTATGCAACTGATTGACAAACATTCTGACAAATTACCAGAGGGGGACTATCTAGATATCTGTAACCACTTAAAGCGTGTATACAGTAAACGTTCAGACCCTGAGTTTTTCTTTGATTATGATACATTCGATGTACCGTATATAGGGCCAACGAGACAAATATACGATTATTTCTACGATTTATATAACAACCGAGCTTTAAATTTAGATATTGATTTTATAGGTGGTCAGATTGATTATCTACGAAAGGAGTTCAATACAACAGACCCTTTAAAAAGAAAAACGAGAAACATAAAAAAACTTGCTATTGAACACTATTGTTTAGCGAATGATCTTATACCAGAGGATCATACACCAGAGGAATTGGGTTTTAATGACGAAGATGTGACGAGTATGGCAAAGAATTACATTTATATCGAAAATGAATTCAGGGGAAAGTATCGTGCAGCGATTGAGAGACGTTTGAACAGTCTAGAAGATGCTGAAGATAAGCTTTATGAATTATAAAACGTAAGTGAAGTTCAAGAATACATAAATTACGTAACAAAATGGATAATTTAAAGAGCCTGATGACAAGTCTTGATGACATTTCCAAGTTGATCCCAGAAGGCACCTACTTGGAAATGTGTGACAATTTAAAGATGGTACATGACCAGATCCCCCGTAACAATGACCCCCCTGTTAGGGATAATAGACGACTCCCTTTCCAGGTGATTCAGCGTGGGGATAATGTTGAAAGTGAACCTAATCATGATATTATTTTAGAAGATCCAGATTGGTGTGTTGAAATGGATCAGAATGAAGAGATTATTCGTAAATTGCTTGCTGATATGAAGATTGCTGACAGATCACTAAGAATTCTTAAGCCTATTCAACACATTACTAAAAAGGTCAGGGAAGACGCTCTCATGTCATATTGTCGACAGGCTAATTTCTACCCTATGGAGATGACTGAGTGGACTTTTGAAAAATTCGTTGAAATCGCGACTCGTCACAACTGGCCGGAAAGCCATAGGAACAAGCGATATGAGAGAAAAATTCACGAGAACTATAAAATTGTCGAAAACCGCCGCATCGAGAGGCTAATAAGCGAGTCGGGGGAATTGAAGAGAAATTTAGAACGTGAGATTTCAGGGTATAGAGATCGTCAGAACTACCTGAGGTTTACTTACTACAACTTGTAAGTTTGTTCACACCACCATTTGTTGCCACCTGTGTACTCAAATATGATATGAATAAGTGCACCACCCAGGAAAAGTATCCAGAATATATCTAGCCCTTTAATATTTTTTAATATATAAAAGATTGTTACATTCATTAAGCCAATAATTACGGATTCCAGAAGAACATTATGGACTGGGCGTGTCATTTATTATATCCCACGAAAAAAAAATGTTGTTAGGTAGTATAATTAACAATGAAGAAAGATACTCAACAATTGATGATGTACATTGCTCTCGGTGCCGGTATTGCCACTCTCGTGCTCTACTTAACAGGACAACTCAAGTTTGTAGAGTTTCTCGAAGGTGAGGATGCCGGTGATGATGAATCAGACTCTGAAGACGAGGGAATGGACGGTGAACCCCTTCCCATGGGTGATTCCGATTCCGATTCTGATTCCGATTCCGATTCTGAAGACGAAGAATAATTATACATTCAACCATAAAATATAATAAATACCTTGTTTCTATCAAATTAACCCCTGATAAAAATCTAGACATATTATAAATGCAGCCTTACGCAACTGTATCTGAACCCAGTCCATTAAATGGTAATAGAGCTCCTGTAATCAACTCGAATACAAATAATGTGAATAAATCATTCTTTACTGAGTATCGTACTCAAATATTATACAGTATTGGTGTAATCGTTGCTATACTGTTTCTCACTATAGCCTTAAAAAAAAGGCGTTTCAGTTTTTATGATCATGGAAAGATCCAGACTGGTAAGAAAGGTAAGAAGGACAAGAAAGGTAAGAAGGACAAG